TCACGGGGTGGCTCCTTTGGTGGGTGATGCATTGGCCAGGTCAGGCGATGGCTGACAGGCCGGCGAGGGCGGCGATGGCGGCGCGGTAGTGCCGGGCGTTGCTGCGCTCGAGGGCGGCTTGCGCGTGGTCGCCTTCGGCTTCGTTGATGGGGGCGTTGTGCTCGCAGATCTCGGCGGCCTGGGCGAGCTGGGCGATTGCAGTGGCGTGGTTCATGCGGCGGCTCCTTTGGGGTCGCCGCTGGCCCGTCGGCCAGCGGTGGTGGGCGCAGGCTGCGCGCCCAGGCTTATAGGCCGATGGCTTTGCGCTGCGCTTCGAGCAGGTCTTTGCCGTTGACCATGAAGACGAAGTTGAGCAGGTCGATTTCGACCTCGACGTTGCCGTCGACGGTGAGCTTGTAGTAGCTGCAGGTGGTGGTGATGCTGTGCTCGGTGTCTTCGCCGGCTTCGGCGTCACCCATGCTGATTTCTTCGTGACGGCCGCGCACGACCACTTCAGTGGCGGTGACTTCGCCGGTGTCGTCACGCTGTGCGGCGCCAGCCCAGCGCAGCAGCACGCCGGCGGCGGTGGTGATGCCGTACTGGCGCAGGACGGTGAGGTCCCAGCCGCCGAGGGTCCACTCGAGCTGGATGCCGTCGTCGCCCATGCCCATGTCGGCCTTTACTGCGCCGTCCATGCCGGCGCCGCGCCAGGCTTCCATCTTGCGGGTGAGGTTGGGCAGAGTGACGGACTTGCAGACGCCCATGTAGCTCTGGCCGTCGTTGAACAGGTTCATGTTTTTCAGTTTGCGAGGCATGGCCATTGGGCGTGCTCCTGGATGCGGTGGACAGGCCCCGCGCTCGGCGGGGCGCGTGGGTTAGCCGGAGATACGTGCGGCGAAGTCGACCAGGTAGCGGTCGGTGATGCGCTGGCGCAGCAGCAAGTTCTCGAGCGGCGGCACGGGGGTGTAGTCGTAGTCGAGGTAGAGCTTGCCGTCCTTGAGGGTGGTGGCGCTGTTGGCCGCTTCGTCGTACCAGCACACGGCGTCGACGATCAGGCCGAGGGCCTTGAGTTCGCGGAACTTGGCGTTGATGCCCTCGATGATGTCGCGCACCAGGGAGGGGTGCATGGGCTTGTCGATGGCCCACAGGTGCGCCTCGGCGATGGTGTCGGCGAGCACCTGGGCGGTGCGGGTGTAGTTCTCGAACGCAAACAGCGGATCGGCGGCGCAGGTGCGCGAGCCCCAGAAGCGGAAGCCGCCTTCCTGGATGAGGGTGGTGACTTCGTTGGCGTTGAGGTAGCCGGCGTCGGTGGCTGGGTTTTGCAGGTCCCAGAATACGTCGCGGCTGACGCCGGTAACGCCGTTGACCGGGATGTTGGACAGGGTTTTATGCCAGCCCACCTGTTGGTCGAGCTTGGCGCGCAGGCCGAGGGCGCGGGCGGTGGCAGGCGCTGGGCTGGCGGCGTTGAGGGCGGTGTCCCAGCTGATGAAGTCGGGCCAGATGACCATCACTTCACGCGCGCCGAAGTTGTCGCGGTAGGCGACGGCTTCTTCCTTGGTGGCGCATTCCCACGCCGAGACGTAGGCAAAGGCGCGCAGCTGCTGGGCCACGGCGACCAGCTCGGTGGCTACCGGCAGCGAGTCCAGCCCGGGCACGCCGAGGATGCGCGGCACCATGCCGAGCTTGGCCTTGGCTGCGAGCAGGGCCTTGAGGCCGGTGTATTTGCCCTCGGCAGTGACGGTGCCGATGATTTTGCTGACCTGGTCGGCGGCCTTAGCGGCTTCGTCGATGCCTTCGCCGTCGGCGACGCGCACGACGATGGTGAAGGGGCTGGCCTGGTCGGCGATGGCGTCCAGGCTGCTGGCCAGAGTGCCGAGCACGCCGGCGCTGCCGATGGCGCTGAGCACGTCGGTGAGCAGCACCGGGGTGTCGAGCGGGAACATGGCGTCGTCGGCATCGCTGGCGGTGCAGACCATGCCGATCACGGCCGTGGATACAGTGCGGATCGGGCGGGTGCCCTCGTTGATTTCGAGGACGCGAACGCCGTGGTGGTAGGTGGTAGGCATGGGGCATTCCTGCGCAGGAGGTGGTTATGCGCAGGGTGCCGCGCGCGCGCAAGTGGCGCGATGGTGGGGCTGTGTAGCGGGCGGCGTTACAGCGCGCGGCCAGAGGAAAGGCCAGAAACTGGGGCAGTCCATACGCGCAGCCATTGTGAGGAGGTGCGCGCAATGGTCTGGCCCGCCATTCATCAAATCTCCTTAACCGGATTGATCTTGAACGTCAGGCCCTTCGCCGGCTCGCCGATCTTGAAGGCGTGCCCTGGTTTGATCTTGTAGCCGAGCCGAACCACAAACGCCCTGGAGATGGTCCACTCATGCACCCAGTACAGCCCGAACCATCGCGAGGTGCCGCCGTTGCGGCGTGCCACGACGAACTGCCAGCCACCCATGCCAGGCTTGTCTTCCACCGTAAAGCGGCCCCAGTGCGTCAGCTGGCAGTCGCCTACCGGGCAGTTGAATCCGGGCACCAGGCGCAGGTTGTTCACCGGGTTGCGCAGCGCGGCCCACCACCAGCGCGCCAGCCAGGACGTGACGGGCAGTGAGCCGATCGGCAGGCCGAGGCGGCGCAGCAGCGGCAGCAGGCCGAACAGCACCAGGGCGTCGCAGTTGTCTGCCCACCACAGGCGTTTGTCGCCGTCCAGGCCGTCGAAGTCGTTGCCCCACAGCCAGGCCAAGCGCGGGAGGTTCCAGATTGGCCTGCCGTCGCTGGCCGATAAGCCTGGGGCCGCGAATGGGATGGCGATGGCCACGACGGGCAGGCCGATGATGATCAGCGCCAGGCGAATCACCAGCAGCAGCGCCCACTGGGCGGCCGCCATGGCAACGTTTTTGAATAACAGCATTGCGTTCTCCAACAGGGTTATGGGCTTACAGGGTGCGGGCTGGCAGATGCTTTTTAAGCCGGTTTTTCCAGAGGTGCGGCCGGCGCGCGCCGCGAAAACCGAAACGTCGAAAGTATCTTTTCTTTCAGCCCCTCGGTATTTGCCTGATTGGCGTGGGCAATCCAGCTGTGAACTACGGGGCGCACTTTATCCAGGCTTATCTTGCCGGCGGCGTAGTGTTTGCGCATGCGCTTCAAGCTGGTCTTTATTCGCTTGATACTGTCGCGGCGAAGGCGGCGATGCGTCGGGTAGATGCGGTATCCGACAAAGTCCAGGGCGGCACCGTTTTTAATGGATACCGGGAATACTTGCGTCTTGTGGTTGGTGCGCAGTAACAAGTTGTCGTGTAGCCAGTCTTCTATATGTGCGCGGATAGTATGAAAATAACCCTTGTCGTGATGAATGACGCAGAAGTCGTCCATATACCGCGCGTAAAACCTGGCGCCGACATTGTGCTTTACTTCGTTATCCAGTTGATGCAGATAAACATTGGCCAGCAGTTGGCTGGTCAAGTTGCCTATCGGAATGCCGAACTCTGTCTCTTCGCCGTCTGCATAGATAATTTGCGTGATTAGCGCCATGGTTTTCGCGCAGGTGATATTCCTGGCGAGTATCTTCAAGACGGTGGGCCGGTGAATGCTGGCGAAGAACTTGGCTATATCGGCCTTCAAAACATACACGCGCCCATGATTGCGTAGCGTGGTGCGCAGAAAGCTTTCGACCCGATCAGCGCAGGCGTGCGTGCCACGCCCAGGCCGGCAGGCGTAGCTGTCGGAGATGAAGCGCGCTTCCCAGATGGGTTCAATGATGGTGTTGATGGCGTGCTGCAACACGCGGTCGCGGAACGGCAGCGCGGCGATCTGGCGCGGCTTTGGCGCTAGCACGGTGAAGTAGCGGTAGGCGCCCGGGGTGTATTCGCCCCAGATGAGTTCGTTCTGCAGGGCGATCAGGTTGCCTTCAAGATCAAGCTCGAATTTCAGCACCTCGCGATGGCGGCGCTTGCCCTTTCTGGCCTTCTGCCAGGCGTCCAGCAGGTTGTCGAAACTGTAGATTTGCTCATACAGGTTGTTGTAACTGATGGGCATGACTGTCCTTAGTGCAAAGAGTGGCCGTGACAGCGTTCGCTTCTGCTACTTGCTGCCGACGGCTTATTGAATGTTCCGGCTTGCGCCGAGGCTAATG